CAGTTTCTTCTTTCCTTAAATCGTCATTCGTGATGCCAGTGCCGTTTAACGACACAATACCCATGCGTGGGCTGTAGTTTCGTCCGTTTAACTGTTGATCAACAATACCGGCATTTCGACGTGCGTTCTCAAGATCCTCATTGCCGTCACTAAAGAAAGTCCCCATTCTCATATCACGCGCTGTGCGCAGATACCTTCCCTCTTTGTTGGCATCGTCAACGCTGCCGCCTAGCAAACGTTTACGGTCGCCATCGCCAGCAATCTTGATCCTTTGAATTGTTGGATTGATTTCACCTGAATTACTTGTTCCGCGTGGAATTGAAACGGGCGTGAAATTCAACCTGTAGTTTGTGCCGTTAGCAATCGCTGCATACGCTCCAAACTCAACGTTGTTTGCAGGGCTGTAGGCATGGCAAAAACCTTCGTCACTATCAACAGTTGTTGGACACAAAAAGACATCAGTCTCAGGTGTAGGGTCTCCAGCGCCTGGGGTACCGCTTGTGCCATACGCTTTATTGCCAGCGCGGATTCTGTGCTGACCAGACGCTGTGGTATTGCGCTTCCAATAAAAAGCAAACGTATCGGCAAACATCACATCAAGAGCATTGTTGCCCAAGAAAATGCCTGTCAAATCAGGCAACGCAATGCCGTCAAGTGCCGCTCCATCAGCCCGTCCTTGCTCTCCTACAACAAACATCAGCTTGGCTGCTTGTTGCGTTCCAAGGCTAAACATGCGTGACCACACCAGCTTTGGCGTGACCAGCATTCCGCCTACGTTTTGGTCATACAGGCCAAAGACGATGGGGATTGGTGCGTTGTAGTCAGCCAGCTCAGCAAGCGTGTCGAAACCGCTTGAAGCAACGAAACGCCTGCCTTCAGTAATGTCTTCTAATTCAAGCTGTCGCTGCGCTTGCGGCTTTTTAGGCTTTGGCATCAGCAACATGCTGACACCAGTTAGCACCAAGCTGATTGCAAGGTTGACAAGAATAATTGTTGTCGTTGACTCTGCCTGTATATCAGGTATTAACTCATATCCCGCAGGTCGAGTCTTGCCCTTGCGAATAGCTTCTGAAACAAAATACCGATACTCTTCCTCGGTAATGTTTACGCTTTCAATAAGCTGCTTCTCGAACGGAAGCAGTGGTACGTCGTAAAGACTCGGACCAAAGACCATTGCACCCTTTTGGTTTGCGGATTGATGTAGAGAACCCCGTTCCGCCATGTGACCGCAAATGCCCAAGAATGCTGCGGAAGCAGCAAGATGTCCCCATCATACTCAGCTCTTTTTACGCGAAAACCCCACTGCAGAAGGTCTCTGCACACTTCTATTCGACCTGCCTCATACCAAGACTGCTTGAACGCAGGAGCTGCAATGCCCATACGCTGCAGCACCTCATAGCAAAGATGGATGCAGTCAATCTCCGCTCCACTGCCATCCGCACCCAGTTGGTACGGTCTACCAATTAGATCACTGCAGTCGTACCGCACTTGTAATCGGCAAGTTGCCCACAAGTTTTTGCGTCAAAGTGCGCCGTGGGATGTCCGTGCCAACAGCATCCAGCACAGTGCTGAGGTTGATGTTCAAGGAAGCGTTGTCCCACTGACCGCTGGTGACTTGCGCCACATACTCGTTTACACGATTGCTAGTCGTTGCTGCAGACAAGCCAGTGTCAGGGTCTGGATCAGGCAAGATCAGCATTTCAACTTCCATAAGCCAACGATCATCAATGGCTGAGACAGCCCATGCACGAGTGGCATCGTTGTTTGGGAAGACAAGCGTGGCCTCTAAGCCATCACCAGTTCTGTTGACTGTGACACCAGAAAAACCAAACGGCACAAACTGGTAACTTGCACCGTCGTACTCCATCTGCTCGCCCAGAAAAAAGTTCTGGAATCGGAAGTCAACTGTGCTGTACGGCTTGATCCGAAGCACATGACCAAACGCTAGCGCCGTCACATTCCAAGCCTCCGACGAGTGCTACCGCTCATTTGTAGACGCTTCAGCGTATTCTGCTCGCCACGTTGAGCGCCTTGTGCAGCAGCCTGCTGTAAGCCCTGCTGGAATTGATCATTGGTCACATAGTCAATGTTGTTGATGCGCTCAATGCTGTAGCGAACGTCGATTGGCGCGGCAACTGCCACTCCGCCTCCTTCGCCTGACGTTCCAGAAGCTCCTGCATCTGGAATAACAGAAGATCCGCGAGCACCACGCGAGTAACGCGCCATGCTTTCACGCATCTTGCTTTCAGGAATAACGTACTCAGACTCTCCGCCTTCACCAATAAGTGCAGTTGTTGGGCTGCCAACATAAGCTCCAGCAGCTGCTGTTCTCATACCTCCAACCATGATTTGGTTGTCTAACCCAAATCCGACACCAGTTTGAATGTCTGGAGCAGGAGCAGATTTACCTGGGCCCATCCCAGCAAACGCACGCGCAATGCCAATCGCCATATATGTGGCGATCATTTGCGTTGCAACATCCATCAACATCTTGGCGACACTCTGCAAGAAGCTGGCAAATGCTTCCTCTGCAGTCTTGGTGCCCTGAACCACCGCAACTAAGTTGGTAAACAAGGCGTCTGTTACAGGAACAGTCACCGCCATAGCGTCGGTAAACCGTGCCTGCGCTACCGCAGCGGCATCAATGGCAGGCTGAATCTCTTTGAAAGTGTCCCTTACAGCAATAAGGTCATCCAACTTAAATTGCTGACCCAAAATAATATCTTCATCAACTTTTTCAGCTCTAAGTTTTGCAATGCGCTGCTGAAGCATTCCGATCTGCTCGTTATACGCTTCAAGCTGGGCAGCAGATCGAGCAAAGGTCTCTTCTTGGAAGTTTTCACTTTCGCCAAAGAAACCTAGCCCCGCTCCAGACAGCTCAAACTTCCTGCCAAAGTCCATGCTGCGAATCTCCAACATGGCGTTGCGTTCTGTCTCAAGCCTTAGCAGCTCGCGATTGTCTTTAATTTCTTGCTCTCGATTCTGACGCAAGATTTCTGCTTGACGATTTCGCTCCAGCTGCAATTCTGTTGCTCGTTTTTCAAGCCTGACCGCAAGATCAAATTTTTCGTTGATTCCATCACGAACTTCACCTTCAATCTTCCCGACAAGAGCTTGCTCGCGTTGCAGCTCAAGGGTTTTAAGACGCAGTTTTGACTCTAACTGAAGTCCTGTTTGCCGACGCTGAAAAGATTGCTCTTCGGAGCTTGACATGTCGAGCATTGCAAGCTGCGTTCCACCTAGCTGTTGGAACAAAGAAATAGTTGCTTGCTGGAGAGAAGAAATTTCTGCGTTGATTGCTCGTTCAACCGTGAGAACATTATTGGCAGATTCAAGACGTGCCCTGTCTAAAACACCCTCTTTTTCTTTAACCTGATTTCTTAACTGCAGGATTAAAAGAGTATCTTGGTTCTCACGGCCTTCTTCCTCTGTTAATTGTTTTTTGGTGTTGGCTAAATCGTTTTCAGCCCTTTCAATAGCAAGAACGCCTTCTGCTCGCGCAAAGTCATCGCGACGAGCTGTTAGACGAGTACGAACAAGGTCAGTTTGCTTTTCTTGAATACTACCCTGTTGCTTCAAGACATCGTTAAGAATTTTATTTAGAGTTAGATTTTTGCTAGTTTCTCCGTTAATTCGCCTAGTGTAATCTTCAACAACTGAAAGATGCAGCTCTCGTTGAGTCTGGAGAGCCGACAATTCCTGCCGATCACCAAAAGACGGGTTGGATAAACTTTCCAGCTCTTTAATTCTTGGGCCTAACGCATCAGCCTTTTCTTGAGCACGAGCACGCGATTTTTCGAGAGGAGTGTCGCCTCCAGTTCCAGTAACTTTTTTAATTACTTCCAAAAATCCCCGAAGAGGCCCTGAAATAAAGTCTTGAAGTTGCACCCCAAGCTCTGCCATAACTTGGTTGAACTCCTTAGAGGTTCGGCCAAGCTCTTCAAATCTTTTTACTGCACTGGGACCATACGCCCTTTCAAACGCATTGCGAGCGGCTGTTGCGACTTCAGAGCCTCGTCCTTGAGAAACAAGAAACTGTGCTGTGCCCGCAAAACCAGGCTGCGTTGATGTTCCTAACTTGGGAATAAGTTGATCTACATTTCTAGTAAGTTTGTTGAAAGTTTCTCCAGTTTGAAGAGCGGCTTGTCCAAGTTTGTCAAGCTGCTGACCAATTGCGCTACCAAGGATTTGCCCACCAAATCCGACTCCAAGCAAGCCTCCCACAATGGAACCTGCCGCTCCACCTGCCACAGCGCCTGGGCCGCCGCCAAATAGCAGAGGAAAACCAACACTTGCGGCAAGATCGCCAAGCTGCCTGCCTCGTTTCCTTTCAGCAAGCTCTCTTTCTCGCTTCTTTTCTCTATTTAACCGTTTAATTTCATCAGCTTCCCGTTTTGCAGCCTTTGCATTTCTGTTCCTTTCAGCTACTTCTCTTGCTTTCTCTCGGCGCTGTTCTTTTAGTTTTTTAATTAAAGCGTCTCTGCGTGCAAGCTGAGCTTCTCTTTCTTCAACGCTTTGCATCCCCTTAGATGCACGAATAAGATTCTCATATTCATTTTCAAGTTTTTTGACAACTAAGGCTTGCTCTTGAGCTGCTTTGTTAAACAGCATGAAAGTGCCAGAGCCTACTTTTACGTTTGCCGCTAGCTCTTGGAATGTTGCTTGTAACGCCTTTGCTTGAGCAACAGTTGTTATTTGTTTTTTATTAGTGTCCTCAAGATTTTTTGCGTATCCTTTGAATTTAGTTACCAGCGTTGCAATCTTGTCCCCCGTAGGCCCACCCATGGCCTTCGTGAGATCCAGCGCTTTTATTCGAGAAAGGCTTTGCTCAAGCTGCTTGACACTCGTAATCGCACGCTGCAGCTTGTTCTGCCCCGAAACCTGTAAATTTAGATTGATCGGAAACTGAGACACTGCTAAACGGCGGCACCCTTCCTTTAATCCTACCGCCTAGACATTGTTTGCGCTCTGCCTGACATTTTGGCGTTTTGCACAGCCTTCTCCTCCTGTTCGTTCTTTAGCTCAAAGAACGCAGCCCAACCGATTAGCTCTTCCTGCGTCAACGTTTGAGAGAGCTGAGCAACAGTCATGCCCAGCTCTTTGGCCAACGCAAAAAGAAAAAACCAGTTGCCGTTAGCTTTTGAGGTCTGCCTTCGCTTCCTCCACCTTGTTCTCTGCTCCAGATGAGAGCATCGCAAGCTGAATGTCCTGAAGGACTGCAGCTTCAACAGAGTTTTTCAACACTGCCTTTTCACCATCCTGGAAAAGACGCTTGCCGTCAGCATCCAACGCTTTGCGAATCATCATGCCCAAAGCAAAATCACCTGCTTCGTCAGAGTCAGCGTTTTTTTGGATCGACTCACGCTCAGCAATCGTCAACGGATGCCAGTAGATCTCCAGCACCACTTCGCCATCCTGCTCAACCTGATGCTTATACAGCTGGCTAACACCAAATTTGTTCCGAAGAACGTCTGCGGCTCGCATCGAAAACCTGCGTTTATTCAATACTATACTATGCGGTTGCAGTAAAGCCGCAAGAAATTACGCCAACAAAGTGTGAGCGATCTTCAATATCCAACGATGTTGGACCAACAATGTCAAGCACACGAGGAGAACTACTAAAAGTGTCGGTGTAGCCAGGTGCATTGACTGAGGTTAGCCCGTCAATAACAGACTCACTAATCGCTGAAAGCACTGCTGTGCCAGCCGATTTGGGCACATATACATTGCACTGAATCGTGCCTGAATAGTAGTCCTGAGCCGCACCTTGGTTTTGGAGCGTGGATTGCCCAAAACTGATAGTCATCAAAATGTATTTTTTGTCTTGGCCTGGCGTCGTAAAAGCAACGTTGTCGTACTTCATCAGCACTGTGGCGTCTGCTGCTGCTACAGCATCAGTCACGGCCTTTTCAAAAGCTGCTCTGGCGTTGACTAAGGTCATGACTACAGCTCGCTATAGCCAGTGTAAATCTTGCCAGCTTGCGTGCCAAACGTGCCAATGCCCTGTCTGCCGCCAACGGAAATTTTAGGCGTGCGCTCTTTAAATGCTTCTTCAATAAGCTTTCTCATCTCCGGCCCCTGCACAAACTGCTGAACCTTGCCGCTTTCTAACGCGTAAATCGAATACTCAGCAGTGTTGCCGATGTAAACGCGACGTTTATAGCTGTAAGCTTTGTCCGGGGGATAAAATCTTGGATCAATTTTGTACTCCTTGTTAGTAGGATCTTGGCGCTTTCGTTTTCTAATTCCTGACCACGGAGCAAACTCTTCAACCTTGTCCTCAGCAATTACAGGAGACGTATGAGCTTTCCAGCTGGAAGCAAAAAAGCCGGTGTAGACAGGGCTTCGTTTTTTCGTTGCTAAACGACGCATAATCGTGGCAATTAACCTGTTAAAGCTTTCTTGAAGATAAGCTTCGGTTACATCCTTGATTTGGTCAGAAACAAGCTTAGCCATCAGAACCGCACCAGAAGCTGATACAGATACTCCTGATCACCCTTAAACGTCCGAATGTCCGTGATCTGAGCAACACGGTTAGACCCCGCATACTTCAGCGTCACCGTGTCTTCAAACGTAGGCTGGTTGTCTCCAATCTGATCAGGCGTGATATACAAACGAGCCTTGCGCTCTTCACGCCCCTCTTCCTCTTCAGCATCAACAAACTCGACTGGAACGTCAAACGAGTAAGCCGTATCAGTCGTTGTCAACGCTCCAGTGCTGGTGTTGTAAGTCGGAGATGCCTTGCGGGTGTACGTGATCGTGTG